GGGCCCGCCGTCGAAGAGGTTCCGGATCGGATCGATGCAGAGGATGTCGAGCGGTTCGTCTCGGAATGCGGTCCTGATGGCCTCGGCCACGCGGGCGCTGCCCTCGGCATCGAGCAGCATGCGCAGCTTCGGCGTGACGATCAGGTTGTCGCGTGCGGCGGCGATCAGCTCGGGCGGCAGGCCGATCTGCTGCATGCGTTCGCGCAGGTAGTGATACTGGATCTCGGCCTGCAGGTAGAAGATCCGCAGCGGCCGTGGCGGAGTGAAGCCGAGGAAGGGCACGCCCGCCGCCATGTGCACGAGCAACGCGATCAGCAGGTCGCTCTTGCCCACCTTCGGCGCGCCGCCCAGCACCAGGAGCCCGCTCGGCGTCAGAACGCGCGGGCCGATGATGTCGTCGGGCATCGGGCTCGTGTCGTCGAGCAGCGCGCCCAGCGTGAAGGTAGGCAGATCGGTCTGCGCAGGCGCCGCGCTGTCGAGNCGGATCAGCGGCGGNCCGTGCCGCTTGATGTGCAGCTCCCACAGCCGGTTCGTCTCGCGCTTCAGCCGGTCGAGCGGCCAGGAGGGGCGCAGCATCGCGGCGTTGTAGCCGCAGATCGCCGTCCAGCCCTCGTCCATCGACATGCGGCCTTCGTGGACCAGCCGCAGGAAATAGCCGATGGCGGCCGAGGCGCCCTCGAAACGGGACCAGTCGTCCGCGCCGCCCTCTTGCACGGGGGTCACCAGCACATCGTCGATGGCTGGTTTCTCGCGAGGCTCCGCCGTGGCCATGCCGACGCCAGGCATGGGCGTCATGTCGGCGACGCGCTCGGCCATCTCCGCGAGGTCAACCTCGAGCGCGGTCGCCTCGCGGATCTGCACCAGCCGGGTGAGCCCGCCCTTGTGATAGACCGTGCCGGGCACGCGGATCGGCTGGTGGGCCGAGCGGAAATGCGTGTCGCCGCCCACCTTCAGCGCGATCTCGCCGCGNAGCTGGCAGAGCCGGGCGAGNTCNGCNCCCTCCGCGGGCTCNGTCAGNTTCCACCAGANATGNAGCTTNGTCGCGCCNTCGGACGTGCGCCCGCCGCTCTCGACGATCAGGGTCGGTCGGCCAAGGTGGTGGACGAGATGATCGAGCTTGGCCGGGATGTCGCCCGAGTCGAGATCGACCACGAGGCTCTGCATCTGCAGGACGTCCGCGGCGCGGGCCTGACCCGTTTCCGCGACCGTGCCGGGGATGACATAAACTGCCGCGCCCTCGCGCGCGGCCCAGCCCGCGAAGGTGGCGAGCTTCTCGGGCGCGGTGGCGTCCGCGTCGATCCAGATGTTGTGCGGGCGGCCGTCCTTGCCCTGACCCTTGTCGACGAAGCCCCGGACCGGGATCAGGCCCTCGCAATAGCCGAAGACCACGTCGACGAAGCGAGCGATCTGGCCTGCATCCGGTTCGACGGCGAAGGGATCGTCCAAGGGCGCCGCGTCGTTGAAATCGCGCCAGGGGTTGAAGTGGATGATGTTGTCGTCGCTCATGCCGACAGACCCCAGCAGCGCTCGGCCCACGGGCAGAACCGGCATTCGAAGAAGTCGCGATTGGCCGCGATGCGCGGGAGCAGCTCGCCGGCATCGGTCGCCCGCAGGATCCGCACGCCGCGGTCGGACATGCGCTGCGCGAGGTCGGCATCGAAGGGCACGAGCTCGTGGTGCAGTTCGGCCGTGTCCTTGTTGATCGCAGTGAAGAGTGCGGGGTTCGCGCTGATGCCCGGCACCGTCGCTTCCATGTAGGCCTGGTAGAGCGCGATCTGCGCGGCATAGACCGGCTTCGCGACGGTCACGCCCTTGGCCACCGTCTCGCGCCAGTTCTTCGCGTTCATCGTCTTGCATTCCCAGAGCGCCGGGATGCGCAGCCCCAGCGTCGCCGGGGCCTCGGCGACGATCCCGTCGACATGACCGCGGATGCGCCCGGCCGCGACCGAGAAGCCGAACTGGCCGCCGTCGCGCTTCTGGGTCACCAGATCGATCCCGGTCGCCCGCAGCCAGCGGATGGCGAGATCTTCGAGTTCATGCCCGATCGCGAAGATCCGGAGCGACCGGCCGGAAAAATCGTGGCCCTCGTCCTTCGGCGCACCCGCGAACTCGAACTGCAGCGCGCGCTCGCAGGCATGGCCCAGCCGGGACGCGCCGAGGTAATCGCGCGGTTGCGTCGCTGCGCGCTCGGCTTCGAGCGCGGCATCCACGGCCGCATTGATGCGCTCGGCGATACCGGGGCGCTTGTTGAAGTCCAGCATCATGACGGGATCTCCGACTCCGCGGCGATCTCGGCCATCTCGGCGCGGAACGCCTCGACGGTCACGACGATCAGCCGGTGCATGTCGTTCTGCGTGAGCTGGCCCAGCGGGCGGTCCCAGCCGATGCGCTCCATCTCTGGGGCGAGCGCGCGCATGACGGCGGGAAGCGCCTGGGTTTCCTCTTTGGTGAAATCGACCATGCTCAATCCTTTCTTCGCTTTGCGGGTGAAGGCCGACTGGCAGCCCATGGAGCAGAACCAGCGGCGGGTGCGGGTTGGACGTGATCGGTGGGGTTCGAACCAGCCGAAGCCGCGGGTGCGCGCGGTGCAGACGGCGCAGAGCACCGGGCGCGGATGCCAGAAGCGATCACGGCCCGGTCGATCCGGAGCCTCTGCGGGCGGGGATGGGACTTGCGCGACATGGCTCACGCCGCCCTCCGCTCGGGCGCGGCCGACATGACGAGACGCCGGATGTCGCGGCGGTTGAACTGGAAGGTGATCAGCGCCGAGGCGCGGTAGCGGGTGAGCCCGTAATCCTGCTGCTGTTCGGGCGAGAGGTATTGCAGCTGTTTCTCGGTCGGCGGCTGGGTCAACCAGCGCTTCGACTTGAAGGCGCTCTCGTCGCTCTCGTGGGCGTTCAGCCAGTCGTCGGCCCGCGCGAGGCAGACGGTGCGATCGCCGACCCCAAGAAGGCAGGTCGCCTGTCCCTTCGCCCCGCCCACGGCATGCCATCGGCCTTCGAGGAAGAACACGCCGCCCCAGGCATTGAAGCCGCTGGCCATCAGCGCGGCGTCGTCGCCGAAGAGATCCTCCCAGGCAAAGCTCGACCGTTTCAGCAGGTCGATCTCGGACATGACGAACCCGGACAGGCTGCCGTTCCCGGCCTCCTGGCTGTGCGCCTCATCCTCGGGCTCGACCAGCAGCTCGCCGCAGAGCGGGCATTCGCGGGAGCCAAGCGGAATGTCGGCCGCGCAGGCCGGACAGGTCTTTGTCGGCGCCTCGCCCGAGGGCGTGTGGCCGTCGAGATCGACGTCCTGCTCCAGCGTGCCGTGGGTCAGGCTCGACGTCCCGAAATCCAGCACGATGCAGTCGGTCTTGACGATGCCGGGATGCTCGGCTGGATCGACGGTGCGCAGACCTCGCCCGACCATCTGGATCATGGTCGATTTGTAGGAGCTGGGTCGAAGCAGCACGACGCAGGAGGTGGGGGGATGGTCCCAGCCCTCGGTCAGCACCGCGACGTTGACGATGACGCGGAGGTGACCGGCGGCATAGGCGTCGAGGATCCCCTTGCGCGCGCCCGCCTCGAGCGTGCCGGTGATGAGCGCCGCCGGAACGCTCGCCTCGCGGAAGGCGTCCGTCACATGCTCGGCATGGGCGACGGTAGAGCAGAAGACGACGGTCTGGCGATCACCCGCCTTTTCCTGCCAGTGCCGGATCACCTCGTCGGTGACCGGCGCGCGGTCCATGATCTCCGCCACCTCGGTCATGTCGTAGTCCGACATGGTCTTGCGCACCGAACGCAGCTCGTCCTGCACGCCGACGTCGATGACGAAGGTCCGGGGCGGCACGAGATGACCGGAGGCGATCAGCTCGCCCAGCCGGACCTGGTCTGCGACATTGTCGAAGACCTCGCGCAGGCCCTTCCGGTCGCCCCGGTTCGGCGTCGCCGTGACGCCGAAGACGCGGGCCTCCGGATTGGCATCGCGCACCCGGTCGATGATGCGCCGGTAGCTCTCGGCCACCGCGTGATGCGCCTCGTCGATCACCAGCAGATCGAGCTTCGGGATGGCCTGCAGATTGGCGGCGCGTGACAGCGTCGGCGCCATGGCGAAAGTGACCTGTCCGTTCCAGGACTTGGTCGTGGCATCGACGACGGAGGTCTCCATGTCGGGATTGACCCGGGCGAACTTCGCCCGGTTCTGGCTGGTCAGCTCGTCACGATGCGCGAGCACGCACGCCTTGGCGCCGTCCCCGGTCATCCTGCCGGTGACGGCCGAGAGCATGATGGTCTTGCCCGCGCCTGTGGGCGCAACGCCCAGCGTGTTGTCGCGGGTCGAGAGCGCAGTGAGGCTGCGCTCCACGAAGAGTTTCTGGCGGGGACGGAGGAGCATCGCGCGCCCTCTACTCAGCCCAGGCCGGACGACCCGGCACCGGCGATGCAGCGGGCTGCTGGACCGACGGATGCGGCGCGGGCTGTGCGGGCGGCTGGTAGCCGTGCTGCGCCGCCAACCCCATGACCTGCGCATAGTCGCGATGGTCGGGCGTGACTGCGGCGCGGATCTCGTTCTTCTCCTCGCCCATGGCGTCGCTGCCAACGTCGATCCGGGCGACGAACTCGATCCCGTCCAGATCGGCGAAGCCGCCGATCCGCCGCGCCGCCTGCGCCTGCGGGGACTGGTCCTTGTCCGAAATCCCGCGAGCCGAGTTCAGCATGCCGCGCACGAGGCTGCGGCCCATGTTGGCCCAGTCCGGACCCTTGGGGCTGTAGAGACCGATCAGCGTGAAGATCTTGCGCCGGGCATAGGGGCCCTCGAGCACGGTGAACTCGCCGTTGAGATACACCGCACCGGTGGAGCCGCGGGTCGCATAGCCCCCGGTCCAGCCCTGCGAGGGATCGTCGAAGCCGCCGGGGCGGATGGTCAGCCGCACCTTGGCGAGCGTCCCCTTGGGGATGAGGTTCGTGTTCGACTGCGCGTCGTTGAAATCGTTCCAGAGACCGGTCATGGCGTGGGGTCCTTTCAGTTGGTGGGATCGGATTGAGGGGTCGCGGCGGGCGCCGGGATGCGCGGCGCATCGGTGACGAGCGGGCGCGCATCGATCGGCAGCGGCTGGCGGATCTTCTCGATGAGCCGGCCGAGATGCGGCGGCTCGAGCAGGTCGAGACGACCGGAGCGGTCCTTGGCCGGGTAGCCCCAGCGGTTCTGCGTTTGGCAGACGAAGACGCGCTGCGGCACACCCTTGTCGTCGGGCAGCGAGGTGAGTGTCAGCACCTCGTCGACGATGCCGGGCAGCTCGAGCCCGGTCTTCGATCCGTCGATCTGCGGGACGAAGACCTTGCGATTGAAGTCGTCGAGCTTCTCGTCGAGGATCCCGACGAAGATCACGTTCTTCGCCCGCGTGTGCTGCAGATGCGTGAGCCAGGCGATCATCTCGCGCCCGTGCAGCCCGTAGGCGCCGCGGATATCCGGCTTGCCGGTCTTGTCGGAATGCGCCTCCGGCTGGCCCTTGCACCATTGGAAGCAGAGCCGACCCGCCACGGTGATCGAGTCGATGAAGACCGTGTCGTACTTCTCCAGTACCTTCGGATCGCCGTACTTCTGGCAGATCGCCCGGTAGTGGTCCTCGCTGTAGGGCTGGTCCTTCCGCAGCGCCGGGTTGGGGCCGCCGATGAACACCGCGAAGTCGCGGCATTCCCGCCATGTCCGCGGGCGGATCGTGTCGATTGCCAGCCCCTCGATGGCGAGATCGCCGGCCTCGAGATCGAAGAACAGCGTCGTGCTTGCCTTGAGGGTTCGCAACAGCGTGGTCTTTCCCGCGCCGCTGGCTCCGAAGATCGCGGCCTTCACGCCACGCATCTCGGCCAGCCGCTCATCTGCGGTGATGATGGGAAGGGTCATGCCGGCACCTCCTGCGGCTTGCACGTTGCAACGGGATCACTGCTGGTCACGGCGGCGTAGAGCGCGTCCAGTCGATCCGCTTCGGCCAGACACTCGATGCCCTTGCGCCGCATGAAGCGCCGCGCGTCGTCGAGCAGTTCGGGGTCCGCGATGAGGTCCGGGATGGCGACGTATTCCGCGGCGCTTTCGACGAAATAGGATTTCGAGCGCAGGTCTTTCACGAGCGGCGCGAAGGCCGCGCAGATCTCCGAGAAATCCCCCTGGGCCGGTCCATCGTCCTGGTTGCGCAGGATGCGCTTCACCTCCGAGACGATCCCGGTGCGCAGCATGCGCAAGGCGCCTTCCTCGCGCGCCTGCGAACAGGTCAACGGAAAGGCCGCCTCCATGATCTCGTCGGCGATCCTGGGCGCGTTGTTGCCGAGGCGGGAGGCGACCTCCCACACTGATGCGGCAAAGGCCGCTGACTGGCTATTCAGCATCGAGCCACTCCGTGATTTGCGTGAAACGTGCCGCCCCGCGGGCGATTGCCTGCGCGTCGAGCTCGTGAAACGGTTCGTCCCGCGCCTCGCGCATGCCCTGACGCGCGAGGGCCAGGTTTTCCTCGGTGGCCCATTCGGCGAAGGCGCGGAACGTTCCGGTCACATGCTGCCAGGCAGCGCGCGCAGGCGTCGGCGGGGCGTAGAGCGGGTTGCGCCGGCTGGCCGAGCGCTGCGGCCGCAGCCCTCGCATGGCGGCATCGACCACCATCTTGCGCAGGGCCGCGCGGGTCGGTTCCTCGCCGCGTTCGAGGCGCTCATCGAGGGTGCGGCGGACGATCCCGGGCTCCGCGGCCTCGGCGTCCCGGATCTGGCGGGCCTCGTGGATCTCGTCATGGCGCAGGCCAAGGTCGGCCACCGTGGCCTGAAAACCCTTGCCGTTCTCAAGACTTTTGGGCCGCCCTTGAGCTACCTCGCCCCGCGCCTGCGCGGCATCGTACTCATCGGCCAACCGACGTTTGGCCCGCGCCTCGATCTCGAGCGCATGGGCCTGCGCGCGATGCGCGGCCGCGACGAGATCGTCATGCGCGCTCTTGGCGCGCTGCAGCCGGGCGGCGCGTTTGGCCACATCGTAGGCGAAGCCCGCCATGTCGCGCGCCTCAAGCACCTCCGCGGCGGTCTTCGCCCCCGTGAGCATGCTGGCGGCGCGGTCGATCAGGCTGGGCAGATCCTGCGTGTCCGCGGAAATCGGCGCGAGGGAGGTCATTGCCCATCCCCCTGCGGCCGGATCTCGACCTTCAGCGCGCCGGTCTTCACGGTCCGCGCCGGCTCGAAGCCCTGGCGGATCGCCTCGGGCCAGGCCGCGTATTTGCGCTCGGGCACCTTGAAGGCGATCTCGAGATACTCGGTCGGATCGTCGCCGGCGGCGCGGATGCGCTCGGCCATCGCGGCGAGGCGGTCCTGATCCCAGGAGACCTTCTTCGGCAGGTCGGCGACGATCACGACGCCCTCGTCCTCGACACGCACGGTGCCGCTGGTCTTGCCCTGCGCGGCCCGCTCGGCCG